CTGTAGTAGCTAAGTCTTTAGCTATGCTAGAACCACCACCATAAGCAGCGCCAATAGCAGCCATTCCTTTTAAAGACTGACCAGCAGGGGCAAGAGTAGTAGGGTCAGCCAACATTGCACCAATGTTTCCTGTTGTTCTAGCTAGAGAGTCTTCACTAGGCTCAAAGAATTGACCATAGTCATGCATTAATTCTCTTTCTTTTTTAGCTATAATCATGTCTCTACGTTGATCTGGTGTAGCAGCCATATAGCCTTCACCATAAAGCTGATCAGGAGAGGAGTAGCTAGCCATGTTTAACGGTAGTGCCACTATATCAGCAAAACTATTAACATTAAAGTCAAAAGAAAGTTCGCCAATAGGAATGTTAGCTTCAAGGAAATCACCTACGTCAGCTAAGAAACCTTGTTCTTCAGAGAAGCCATACTTAAACTGCCGCCAAGCGTTGTCTACATTAGAAGGTATAAGTTCTTTACCTATAACTCTATCGCCAGCTACTGCGCCTAGTTCTTGTAAAGTAGCTGAAGCGTTAATGTCGCTCTGTTTAAGACGTATGCCAGTATCTATGTTGTCTTTAGGATCAGAAAAAACTCTTATAATCTCGTCACCCACATAGCGGTCTCCAGCTACCACGCCTAAACTTTTAAGAGTGTCTGAGTTTTGAATATCTTCTAGTGTAAATCTAGTTCCTTCAGGAGCCGAAGGTTCTTCTGTCTTCTCAGCTACAGCATTTCGTTGAGCTTGCGCTTTACTCCTATCTTGTGTAGTAACAGGAACATTCATTTCAACACCTAACAGACCAGCTCGTTGTGCCTGTGCTTTTGCTCTCCGCCCTGTAGGTTCAAACTCTAAAGTTATAGGGTTGACATCAACATCTCTTTTGGCTTCTACATTATCAATCTGCATAAGCCCTTCAAGATATTCTTTAACTTCAGGGTTATCGCGGCTCGCTGTTATAGCCGCATGATAATCTTCAGGCCATAAGACGCCATTACCTATAGCATTCTTTACTTTTTCTACAAGAATATTAGCCAAAGTTATTAATCCTTTTTATCCTTCATGTATGAAAAACTATCCCCCTGTGGGACATCAGGAATTTCTTGTGCTTGCGGTGTGCCACCTACGGGCGCTAAACCCATTGCTTGTCTTAATGCAGCTTCTCTTCCTATTGCTGGATTGTTATCATAGATACGTTCAGCAATAATATACAGTTTATCTTTAGCATCTTGATCAATATTAGTACCCCACCACTTTCCTTCAACACGACCGCCAGATGTCATCTGCTCTTTTTCTGAAAAACCTTTCCAATACAAATCGTAGTCTTCTCTGTCTTGCTTAGTAACAGTAGAAGACTTAGCAACAGGCTGTCGGCCTAACAACACAGAACTTCCAGTAGCTAAAGAACCTCCAGATAGCAAAAAGTCTACCATTTCGTCATTACCTTGTGACCTAGCAATACGTATTAAAGAATCTCTTGTGTCTTTTTCTTGACCTAACTGTTGTAAAGCAGCAGCAGTCTTAGCAGCACCAGCCAAGTCACCAGTAGCCTGTTGTATACCCGCTAGTTTACGTAAGTCCTCTGGCTTGCTTAAGTCTAAACTAGCCATAGCCATCTGTAGTTTCTCAGAAGTAGTACGAGGGTCTTGACCCATTAGCCCACGAACACCACGCTGAAGACCTTGTGCGCGTTCTGCGCCAAAAGCTAACCGTTGTTGTGATGCGTTACCGCCCATTCCCATAGGATCAGGACGACTGCTGGGCATACCCGTAAGGAGTCCTGCAATATCTGTTCTAGCCATAATTTAAAACCTCAACCAAGATGGTAAATTTCCTTCTAACCACTCAAGACCGCCGCTTAACAGACCGCCTTCGTTTGTTAAAAGACCGCCGTCAGGATTAAGTATTTTATTAAGTATTTGTTCCTGTATTGTAGCTTGTTGACCAAACAAAGAACCGAGGATTGCTTCGCCCTGCTGTAGCTGTAAACGATTAGCTAAGTCTTCAGCTTGCAGTCTTGCTTCCAAACCACCTAGTCCCATCTGTGTAGATAACTCAGTACCAGTCCTACGCCCAACATCAGCAAAGCCAGCAGGTACTTGACTAGCTGTTAACATAGACAAGGCTTGTTGCTGTGGTTGATAGCCTGCTGCTTGTAACATACCACCCAACTGACCAGCCTGAAGCATCTCTGCTTGTGATTGCTGACGCGCACCTAAGTTAGCGCGAGCCATAGCTTCCTGACGAGCAGTCTCTTGTGCCAGTAGCTCAGGAGAAGAACCGCCATAAGCAGCAGAACCTAACCCTAAGCGCCCTTGTGACAGCATACGCTCTTCTAGTGCTAATCGTTGACGTTCCTCTTCAGGACGCTGTATGGCTCTCATTTGTTCGTATAGCTGCGCTTGTGCTGCGGCAGGGTCTGCACCTACTTGACCAAACAAACCACCTGCTTGCTGCTGTAGCTGCGCCTGTAGGGCTTGTTGCTCTGGTGACAGGTCTATAGCAAACCCACCAGTAGGGTCTGTAGCAATGTTAGCTAGGCCACTAGTAACAGTATAAGGCTTAAACTCTGCACCTGCTCTGGCTTCTTGAGCTAACGCTTGTGCGCCTGCTTGAGTTTCACGACCTAGCTGTTGTGCGCCTCTAATGTTTTCTTGACCTAAGTAATACTGACCGCCTGTACGCAGTAAGCCACCTAAGTCAAAACCAGAACCACCTGCTGTTGCTGTGGGCGTGATAGAAAGATTCCCGCTAGGGTCTATAGTAGGAGTAGCTGTATCAGCTACATAGTTTCCTTGTGCATCGTAAGGCATTAGTAAGAACCTCCAGTAATTGTGTCAGCCGTCAGTGTGCCTGTGACGTTTACGGTAGCGGCTGTAACAGTACCAGTAAATGTAGGACTAGCTGTGTCTGCTTTAGTAGCACTCGCTATCTGTATGTTGTTAAACTCAGTGTCGATCTCTGTACCTTTAACAATCTTAGCTGGATTGCCCGAAGGGAGAGAGTCCTTGGTTGCAAAGTTGGTTGTCTTAGTATAATTAGACATTTAGATAAGTCTCCCTAATAGAGCGTGTATGTCGATTTTTTGAATAGAAAAAGCAGCATCGTTAATCTCGGCTTCAATGCCAATAGTCACTACCTCACCACTGCCGCTGGTGTTAACCCTTGGTGTGTTGATAAGAATAGAAGAGGTGTACTCGCCTGTAGTGTTATACTCAGTAACACCATACTCAGCAATACTGCTAGAGCCGAAGGTAAAGACCTGCTTAGTGTATGAAGATGTGTAGTCATAACCCCAGTTAAGTGTAGTAGGTGTGTTCTGACCACCAATGATAGTCAAGTTAAACTTCTTCAGGAACTTTAGATTAGATGTGTTGCCAAAGTCCATAGGATTACTAAAGTAACGCATCTCGTACTTTACAGTTCCGTCTAAGTAACCTTCGTACTTAACAATACCTGAAGAGATGCCTATGTATATATCACCACCTTCTAGTACAGCAAAGGATAGAGGGTACAAACCAGACCATGTAGTAGCTCTGTGTGACCCATCCTCTAGCTGCCTACGCATGTCAAAGCAGTAGACAATATTGCTGTCAGGTAGTGTTAACAGGTAGAAGGCTTCTTCAGAGCTGTACAGTGACTTGATAGCATTAGTCTGTAAAGGGATCAAAGACACCAAATCAGTGCGTACATTCTTGCTGATGTCACGCATAGGCATGGACTTCTCTTGCACAGTCCTGCCAAAGCTACGTACACCTGTCTCAGACAAGAACAATATATCAGTACCTGTATGTTGTACTGAGTCACGAGCTATGCAACCAACGCCTTCTATGGTGTCTGTAAGCGTCATAGAGGCAGGAGAGGAGGCTCCTGAGTACACGAGTATAGACTTCTTACCAAAGATGATTAGGAAGCCATTGTGGGCCGCTAGAGCCGTTATCTCGTCAAAGCCTGTAGGCCATACAGTAGTAACGTCTAACGAGCCTGACGTACCGCCTGTCCAATGATGACCATTTAGTAGATCAGACCAGTAGACAGTGTGCTTGTTACCTGTAATGTCTGCTGCCCAGAGACGACCGTATGCTGCTAAGACTTCATTAGCCTCTGGTGGTGTGCCTGTTGCTTGAGTATGTGCTGAATGTTCTTCCAGTACAAACGAACCATCATGGTCTGTACCTAGCACGTACTCGTGGTCTCTTTGGAATAAGTAGACATGGTTGTTTAAAGTAACAGCTTTCCAGTTATTAGCTGTAGGCGTGTACCCAGCAGGAGTAGCGTCTGTTAACGTGGTAGTGCCTGTAAAGATTTTATTGTTACCTGCTGACAGTATAACCTTATCACCAGAGTTATCAATAAACTCGTACACAGTCTCTATACCACGGCTACTGCCTAACACAGAAGCACCGTTAGTAGAGACTTCTTCCCAGCCTTTACGCGCACCAATACGGCCTAACTGGTCAATAACACAGTTGTCTGCAACAGATGCAAACGAAGGATCAATCCCTATAGGTGAGTCCTGTGTGTTTAGACCAGCAAAGCCTGGAGCAGCTACTGTAATGTTCTGTAATTGTTTTGCCATTAAGAATACCAGATAGTTTCTTCAGGATGTTGTGACGCATCAATAGCAATAGCATCAGACAATGTTCTGTCAGCCAGAGCAAACAACTCTGCTGCGCTTGTTCCACCAGTCTCTCCACGCTCCCTAGCACCCAGTGCTGTAGCTACCTGAACAACAGGTGATGAAGGTACTGCCAGAGTCTCTGTATCTTCTGTAAAGTCTGCTGTACGTAGCACCACGTTAAACCGTAGCTGATACACACCGTCAGGCTTAGGATACACATCGACAGCATTGTCACCAGCAGCGTTAACACCGTTGAAGCTGTAGAACTGTGGAGAGCCTAGAGGAGGTGTCTCAATCAAGAAAGCGTTGTCCATCCAGCGAGAAGGACGGTACTGCATGAAGAAGTCTGAGGTGTCATTAATAACGTCC